AAATGATAATAAAAATCAAAAAATCAAAAAAAATCTACTAGAAATTATAATGAAAAAATATAGTTTTGATGATGAGGGTAATTTATATAATTATGTTAGTAAAATGGAAAAAACAATAGCATTTATTAAAGAGATATTACAAAAAAATGATTATGTTAAATTTGTAAAATATAAAAATCTTAACTTAGATGAGATATTTATGTGTTTAGGTATGGACTCTGAAACTTGTAATAAAAATCAAAATTGTTCTTTTTCAGAAAGCAATGATAATTTATGTTCCATTTTAATACCTAAAAATAATTTGATCAATAATAAAGAGAATGAAGATTTGTATTATAAAAAGTTAGCAGATGAATTAATACGATACTCCTATATTAGAAATTATATATTTACAAATAATACATTCTTATCATTTAATCCTATAAAATATGATATAGGTAAAAAAGAAATAATATTGTTAGAAGAATTATTGGAAAATTTACTAGATAGTGATATTGATATAAATAACGTTAATAACAATTTATTAAAAAATAATTTATATGATGAACAAAATGCTGACATAGTTGTTTCTACAACATATAAAAAAGAAGAACTGGAAAAACATAAATATAAAAATAAAAAATTAAAACGCAAAATTAAATTACCAAAAGAAAAAACACCAACTCCACAAAAAGCAAAACCTCTAGCTCCACAAAAAGAAAAACCTCTAGCTCCACAAAAAGAAAAACCTCCAGCTCCACAAAAAGCAAAACCTCCAGCTCCACAAAAAGCAAAAACTCCAGCTCCACAAAAAGCAAAACCTCCAGCTCCACAAAAAGCAAAACCTCCAACAAAATCTAAAAAGAAAGATAATTCTCAAAGACAACAAGAAAATAGGTATAAAAGTTATTTTATATTGATAAAATGGTTTATTAAGAACAATTTAAAACACGGTGATATTGACGGTAATTTAATTAGAAAATGTAAAGAATTAAGACCAAGTAAAGGTAAAGAAATTATAGTATATATAAACAAAAATTACAATAATACTATATGGAATCGATTGATAGAATTTTATGAAACTCATCATATAAAAAAAGGCACATGGGAACCAGTTAAATCTGAAAAAGATAGTCAAACTTTAGGTACTTTTTTTACAGAAGGAATAGTGAAATATATAAGAAAAATAATAGAATTTATTAAACGAGAAAAAACCGTAGATATAGAATCAATAACAAAATTAGATAAGAAAGTATTTGATAAAATAACGCCAAAAATATATTTAGATATTCTAGAAACAATGTATAAAACTTCAAAAACAAAAAAATTGAAAAAATCAACAAAAAATAAAACAAAAAAAAAATAATCAATTACATAAATAAATCAATTGTATAAATGATTTATTTATCTTGAATTAAATAGGTTTAAACTGTAAGGGCGAATATTCCTTGTTTGTGGCGGAGGAGTTCTAGGCAATTCTGATAAAGGATTAAAAGCTTGTGTTTCGGTTAATATTTGTAATCTAGAAATACTATTTCCAGTTACAGTTAATAAAGAGGTTGTGTTATTTCTAGTTGTATTTTGTATTTCTATTGTTGGAGGCTCAGGTGCATCAAAAGGTGGTGGTGGTGGAAACGAATCTAAATTTAAAACTGGTTCTCTTCTTAAATAATATATTTCATTATCGTTAATAAATTTTTTTAAGTCAGTTTTTATTTTATCATTCATAATCCGTTTTTTCAAAGGATTACAACTATATTCGCTTATTAAATAGCTGGGTAAAAATTTTATAAAATCTTTTATAACTTTTTTTTTTCTTCCATATGTTACGTAATCTGGTAAATAAACACCGTCTAAATCGTTTTTATATTTATGGAGCATATTATGTATAGATTCGTATAATTCATGTGTAGAACTTTGGGCGATATAATTTTTTATAATGTATTCTTTTACAATAGGATAATGATTAAAAACAAAACGATCTAAGTCAAAATTAGAAACAAAAAAGTAATGAATAAGATCCGGTATGTAAAATCCTGAATATTTTATAGAAAAAAAAATATTATATAAATTGTGTTTTGAAAAGGGTAAATTAGTATATGGATTTTTCAATTTAATCGGATTGGCAAACATATTTTCTTGTTTTGACAGGGCATCCATCCACATGTTTATTAAATTACTTATCCTGAAATTATAAATTGTTTTATTTTCTATAATTTCGATTAATTGTTTTCTTGGATATTTTTCTAATGGTGTAAAATATAAATCATGTTGAACGTCACTTTTATTATATTTTTTAGCTTTTTTTAGATATATATATTTTTTTAATATATTTTTCAAATTTTTACTTTTTATGTATATTTTTGTCATAGTGTTTTGTTCGTTTTCATCAAACAATGCATTGTTATTTATGTAAAATTTAAATATATAATTATCTGTTAATGTTGTTGAACCTAAACAATATTTCGTAAAAAATACTAAAAAGGAAGTTGGTATTATAGTGTTGTATTTTTCTGAAATAAATTTTATTATATTAATAAAGTCTGTCATTAATAAAATAAAATAAAAAATTTTATTGTTTATAATTTAAAAGTCTAAGTCGTAATCGTCGTCTAATTTACCTGTATTTTCATTGCCTATATCTTTTACTTCATTATCAATGGTTAAATTTTGTGTAGAACAAACATCATTATTGTTTTCCAAATCCAATAAATCTTCAATATTTTCTTCTTTCTCTTTATATTTTTCTCCTAGTTTTTTCATTTCAGGTAAATTTACTAAAACTTGAAAAGCTCCTGTTCCGAAATAACCCTCTTGACCACACATGACATTTGCTGAAACACCTGTCATTAAATCTAATTCGGCATGTTTTGCTGCTTTCAAAAACATTTCAGGCGTTTCCTCAAAACTAGCTTTTGCGATAGGACCAATATCATCATTATTTATACCGTGTCTAAATATACTAACCATTTTTTTTGTAGCACATATACGATCGCATAATATAGCTAAATGATGAAAATTGATATAATTACCATTGGCTTCAAAAGCTTCTTCTATTTCATTATAAATACATTGTCTTGCTGCTTCAATACCTAAAGTTCTATAAACTTCTTGTATATCGTTGCTAAAAGTTTTATAAGGATCAATACAATCTAAAGCTAATACATCTTTTAAATTAGTTCCGACAGTATCAAGAACCCATATATCATTAGTATTATAATTACCATTTGATTTTTTCAACACATTTGGCACTTTTCTAAGAATAATTTTTGGGATTTTTTTTACTCCTCTCAAAACAATATTATTTAAAATATTTTCTTGTATATTTTTCAATTTATATATTTCATCTGTTTGATCTAATGGTGCTTTTTTACTATGTGCTAATGTTGTTTCGTGGAATCTAATACGGAAAATTAAATTTTCTGAATTAAAATCACTAAATATACATGACGCATTTTGTTTTAAACTATTTTTAATAGCGAAATGTATTTCATCCATTGTAATATTTCTATCTAACATTTCTTCTCTAGATAATTTTATTCTAATAATCCATTTAGATTGAACTGCATCATCTTGAGATGATTCTAACCCACAATCATTCATTAAATTTTCAAACGTTAAATATCTTTCCATTAATTCTTTATCTTCTTCAATTAAAGTATTGTGAATATTTGGATCAAAACAAATACTTACAGAATTTGTTACATCTTTCAAACTTGTATATTCTAACATATATTTCAATTCTTGAGCACGTTCTTGTTTTGTTTCTTCATCGTCTTTTAATCGAATACAAATAGAAGGTTTTTTTGGATTTTCCGATAAAGATAAAATTTCTTCAATTCTAGGAACCCCCCTAGTTACGTTACTTTTACTAGCTACACCAGCAAAATGAAAAGTATTCAATGTCATTTGTGTAGTAGGCTCACCAATACTTTGAGCAGCTACCATTCCAACCATTTCACCTGGTGATATAATAGCTCGTTTATAATTATATATTAATGTTTCTAGTAATAGTTTTACAGCCTTTTCGTTATATCTATGAATAATCAATAAATTTTTAGGAGATAAGTAATAATACCATAAAATTTTAAATAATTCTGTAGGTTTTGTTAATGGATTTTGTTCTAATGTTTTAAAGGCATCTTCTATATGTTGATATAAATCAAAAGGTGTAATATCTACAAAGAAATTTCCTTTAATTCTCAAATTGTTTTTGATGTTCAAAATGTTTCTTTCAAAATGAACAGGTATATGAACAATAGTATTATCTTGAAATTTGAATACATTCTTAGCTAAATCATCACGTTTTTCAATTATATAATTTAAAATTTCTTTTGTTTTAGCTGTTAATTTCTTTTTTTGTTTTTTCATTAAACTTAATGTTTTTTTTGTATAATTTAATGAAGCTACTTTACTAGTATCAGGCATTTGCCAATGAGCATAAATATCTTCCAGTGACATATTTACTAGTGGAATAGATTGATTTTCTACTTTTGTAGTAACTATATTATCATCACCATATGAAAACTGAATAATTTTATTTTTATTATTACGAATAGTCATATCATAACATACTTTTAAGTCTTCACAACCTTTAATCAATCTTCTTTGAATATAACCTGTTTGACTAGTTTTAACAGCCGTATCAATTAAACCTGTTCTACCACCCATAGCATGAAAATAAACTTCTTCTGGTGTCAAACCATGTATAAACGAGCTTTCAACAAATCCTCTAGCTTCGGCAGAATCATCAAATTTTGTATAATGAGGCAATGTTCTATCATCAAAACCATATGGTATTCTTTTACCATCAACATTTTGTTGTCCTAGACAAGAGATCATTTGCGCAATATTAATAACAGAACCTTTACTACCTGCCTTTACCATTTTTAAAAATCTATTATCTTCAGAAAGTTGATTTTTACCAATTCCACCTGCTTCAGAGGCTGCGGCATTTAATAATGCTTGAGTTTGAGTTTCAAATTCTACATTATTTGTTTTACCACTATTGTTTTCAAAAACCGATAAATGTAGTTGGTCTATTAAATTATTAACATCTTTTTTCTTTGTATTTACTTTATCAACGATACTACGATTAGTTTCATTGTTTGCAATTAAATCGCTAACACCTACACTATATGAACTTAATTTCATGTATTCAGTAACAATAGCTTGTAAATCATCAATAAACTTTTCTGATTTATTATAATTATAATCATTGAAAATACGTTGAATAATACCCTTGGAACCAGATGCCAATGTTTTTTTATCAATTTGACCTCTTAAATATTTTCCATTATTAACTTCAATAATATTATTTGATTTCTTCTTATTTTCAGAATCTTTAAATTGACCATTTTTAAACTTTAATGATAAAGGTGGTAATATTTGACTTAATATATCAAAATTAGTAATTCTCTTTTTTTTATTTTTTTCAAATATTTTGGTTTTAGGATTATCATAATACATTAACAAATTCATAGCTTCTCTATGTGAGAAATCAATATCGGGTCTGGTAAATCTATATGTTCCTAATAATGAATCTTGAAAAATCCCAATAATTGAAGAATTGTTAGCTGGACTAATAATTTGTTTAGGAACAGCAGCCAGGTGAATGAGTTCTGCTTGAGATTCTTCATCTTGGGGACCATGTAAATTCATTTCATCACCATCGAAGTCGGCGTTGTAGGGCTTTGTAACAGCTACATTTAATCTAAAAGTAGAACCTTCGTGCATAATTCTTGCTCTATGACACATCATAGACATTCTATGTAGAGTTGGTTGCCTATTGAATAAAACAGGGTCTCCGTCTAGCATATGTCTATGAATAGTATCACCGATGTTTAATTTTATAGATTTTCTATCACGATATCTTAATGATATGCTTTCCCCATTTTTCTTTTCAATAATGTTAGCTCCCGGCCATTTATCTGGACCATTTAACATTAAAGAGTATAGAAATTTCATATTGCGTTTATTTACTTTTGCTGGAAAAGTAATATTTTTTGCAATTTTTACAGGAACTCCTAATTCAGAAATTTTTAAAGTGCTATCAGGACCAATAACAGATCTAGCACTATAATCTACTCTTTTTCCCATAAGATTTCCTCTAACTCTACCTTGTTTTCCGATTAATCTTTCTTTAATAGATTTTAATGCTCTTCCTGAACGTTGTGCGACACTGGCTACACCCGGAATTTTATTATCAACCATAGTTGCAATATAATATTGTAAAACGGTTGTCCAATCTTCAATTACCTTTGCTGGAGCATTTTTTGAAATTTTATCGACTAATGTTGTATTTGCTTTAATAATATTAACAATAATATGAGATATATCATCTTCACTTCTTTGTTGCGAATCATGTTTTACAGACGGTCTAACTGCTGGTGGAGGAACAGCTAATACTTGACATACAAACCATTCTGGTCTAGACCAAATAGGACTAAAACCCATAAAAGTTACATCTTCGTCTGAAATTCTTCTAAAAATTTTAATAACAAATTCAGGGGTTAATCTAATTGTTGGTTTTTCTTTAATAGCTCCGTCAGCATCTGCTATATTATCATTATTTTCCCATTCAGCATATATACTAGCTAAGTCTTGTTTATAGATTTTTTTTGGCGCTTTTGTTCCACAACCATGTTGATGATCTTCGCCACATCTTTTTACTTTTTGAGCCAATTTAAAAACATAATCCCATCGTTTTTTTGGACTCATTTTTAAAACATGTTTATGCTTTTCTTTATCAATCTTTAATTTACTACATTTAATACAGATACATCTTAATATTTTTTTGATTGTTTCAAGATATTGAATATAAAATACAGGTCTTGCTAATTCAATGTGTCCGAAATATCCAGGAGTATTCATATAATCCAATCCATCTGTTGGACATATCAACCCAGGTTCTAATACACCCATTCTAGGATCAAATAAACCACCGATAACAGGTTTATTATTTATATACGTGTCTCGAGATGTAATTTCCGCAACAGATCCATTTCTAATTTCTTCAGGAGATAATACACTAAATTGTAATCCTATAATTCTAGAAGCTTTTAATGCTTTATCCGTTTTTCCATTAGTTAATTTCATCTATATTATAATAGAATATTTAGATTATTTTAAATCGATTTTAGTATTATTTAATTTTATTACGTTTTTTAAATGGTTTTGAAAATATATATTTTTTTATAAATTTTAAAAATCGATTTAAAATATTTTCTGTAATATATAACAAATATGTCGAATAAAGATATGGATAATAATATATCGCCTAAAAAGAGAAATAAAAAGGTAAAGAAAAAAAAACAAATACAAAGTGATTCTGAACCTGACTTTGATAGTGATATGGAAGAAGTTGGCAAAATTGGTGAGATAGAATTTAATAAATTATTAGCATCCATGTTTCCTTCCAAACATCAAAATGAAAAAGTCAAAAAGATGGAAGTTTGGGAAAAATTGAAAAATAATTCTGCTTGTGAAGAATGTAATGAAGAAAATACGAAAAATAAAAAAGGACAAAAAAAGAAAAAAGGAAAAAAAAAGAAAAAAATAAAAAAGAAAGAAGTAACAAGTGAAGAGGAAGAGGAAGAGGAGGAATATTCCGAAGATCCAGATTATGTTCCTGAAGAAGATTCTAACTTTGATGAAGAACTAGATGAAGAACTAAGATATCATGATGATGAAGATTTATTTGACGACGAAGAAGATATGAAAGAAATGTTAAAAGGTGGAGGTATGAAATTTAATATAATATTTACAAATCCTTCTGGACAAGGTGAATATGACGAAGAATATTATGATGATGAATATTATGAAGAAGAAGAATCAGAAGATGAAGTGGAATCAGAAGATGATGAAGAGGAAAAGGAATGTGAAAAGAATATTAAAATGTCAAAAAAAGAATATGAACTTCATAAAAAGGAAGAAAAAAAGGCTGAAAAAGAAACATCCGATTTTAAAAAAGGAGATAGAGTTAAAGTTAAATTGAAAGATTGGGATAAATATTATAAAGGTGAAATAATTAAAGTAAATAAACCGGGTAGTAGAAGTCTTAGAAAAAAGAAAACCATGACTAAAAAAAGTAAAACATATAATATAAAATTAAACAATAAAGAATATGAAGATATACATTATGTTTTACCGAAGTATATTAAAATGATAGAATCAGTAGAACACGGCGAAGCATTAAAAGAATTGGAAGAATTAATGAAATTGAAAAAAACAAAGGGAAGCGAAGCTATGATGAAAAAATTCAACCAATTAAGTAAAGTATATGAAAAAAAAGTTGATCGTGAAAAAAAAGAAAAAGAAGCAAAAGATAAATCTAAAAATCTAAAAAATTTTAAGAAAGCATTGAGAGGTAAAGATACCGTGAATGACTTTAAATATTTCAAAGATATGCCTATTGAAAATCAAATTAAATTAATTAAAGATTTGAAAAAAATGAATGAATTTTCAATCGTAGAAAAACCATATAGAATTCAATTAATTGAATCTGAAATACCAGTTGTTTATAAGGTAAATGCTATGAAAAAAATTAATTCATTGAGATGGATGGACCCAGGTTCAGGAGAGTATTATAAGATAAAACAATGGGTTGATACATTTATGACTATACCTTTTAATAAATATAGTTCTTTACCCGTTTCAATTGATAACACACAAGCTGAATATAATAATTTTATGGAAGAAGCAAAACATATATTGGACGAAGCCGTTTATGGTATGAACGATGCGAAAATGCAAATTTTACAATTGGTAGGTCAATGGATCAGTAATCCGAAATCTATTGGAACTGCTATTGCTATAGGAGGGCCGCCAGGAACAGGTAAAACAACCTTAGTAAAAGAAGGTATTAGTAAAATATTAAATAGACCATTTGCATTTTTAGCTTTAGGTGGTGCTACTGATAGTAGTTTCTTAGAAGGACATTCATATACATATGAGGGTAGTTCATGGGGTAAAATAGTTGATATTTTGATACAGAGCAAAACCATGAACCCGGTTATATACTTTGATGAATTAGATAAGATAAGTAATACACCAAAAGGTGAAGAAATAACGGGTATATTAACACATTTGACAGATACCACACAAAATGATAAATATCATGACAAATACTTTTCATCTATAGATTTTAATTTAAGTAAAGCATTGTTTATATTTAGTTATAATGATGTTAAAAAAGTTAATAGTATATTGAAAGATAGATTATATCGTATTCATACAGATGGTTATAATAATAAAGATAAATGTATTATTGCTCATAAACATTTATTGCCAAAAATAATGAAAAATGTTAATTTTAAAGAAGGTGAAATTATTATACCAGATGAAACAATAGAATACATTTCAGAAAATTTAGTTGAGAAAGAAAAAGGTGTTAGAAATTTAAGACGTGCGTTGGAAATTGTTTATACAAAATTAAATTTGTATCGTCTTATGAAAAAAGATAGTTCTTTATTTAAAGAAGAGAAATCCTTTGAAGTTACATTTCCATTTACAGTAACAGTAGAAATTGTTAAAAAATTGGTAAAAAAGAAAGAAATGAATAATATACCATTTGGAATGTATTTGTAATTCTCTCCCCAAAATAGACTTTTGATGCGATCTAATAAATATTTTTTTATTAACAAATATTTTTTTATAGTGTTTTATTATACAATGAGTAAAAAACCTAAATTAACATGGGGCGACGAGGTTGGGGTACCTTTACTTGAAAAACATGAAGGACGTAGTATAGTAAATATCGATGAAACTGGACAACCACTAGATTTTAAACAACAATATTATGTAACTAATAAGCCACCATATATAAATTGGAATGAAGGCTTCGACCCTAATATCGAGCTGAAACCAAGTGAAACAAGAACGAAGAGAGATCATTCGCGAACACAATTACATAAACATGGTTGTAAAACAAATTGGGAGCTAGAAGAAGAAGAAAGAATGGAAGAGTTGGCAAACTTAAAAACTAAAAGAAAGCGGACAGAAGCAAAAATAGCTGCCACAGATAATAGAATTAAAAGACTAAAAACTCCTAGACAATCACCATGTCAAGGTTGTGCTATAATGGGTGGTAGAACAAGAAAAAAAAAACGAAAAAGTAAAAGACGAAAAAGCAAAGTAAAAAGGATACGAAAAAGTAAAGTAAAAAGGAGACGAAAAAGTAAAGTAAAAAGGAGACGAAAAAGACGGAAAACCAAAAAACATTAATATTTATTAAATAAATATATTTCAGTTAAAATATATTTATAAATCATTATGAAGTTTAAATAATGTTTTACAAATATCAGCACCTACACGCAAAGTTTCTTGTTCGAGCGATGAATGATTATAAATAGGATGTTTCATACAAGCTTCTATAGTCATACCATCAAGCCATTTACAATCATATGTTCCCCAAATACCAAACATATTTTTTTTACCTTTTCTTTCTTTGGCATAATGATCATGTAATTGCCAATTACTACCTATTTTATTAACTGTTTTATTGAATAAATTATATATTTTGTTTTCAGGAGAACATTGTGTAATAAAATGTTTGTCGCAACCTTCGTCGCCGTGTAAATCAATATATAAACTACCGTATTTTTCATAACCCATATTTTGAGCCATCATTTTATTTTCTCTACAATGATTACTTTGCCAATTTCTATTTAAATTACAACCGGCGTGATTGGTGTACCAATGTCCAATAAACACACCATCAGGATTTGCCATAGGAACTATATTTATTGTAAATTTTTTCATAAAACGTTCTCTTTTATTTTTATTTTTTGGTAGAAAAAATTCTTTTAATAAACCTTCGGCCATAAATGAACCAACTGATTCGCCGGGGTGCTGTCTAGCTACAAAAAATAAATACTTATCACCTGTTCCGATAGATAACATGTCTATTTTTCTTCGCAATGGTGTATAACCCAATACTTTATATTTAACTTTAGGTTTTCTTTTTAATTTATTCATTAATAGATTTTTACGTTTTGTGGTATAAGGAACATAATAAGCAAACCAAATATTATTATTAACAGAAGTAAATTCCCATAAAAAATTGTCATTTTTTATTATTGTAGGTGTTCTTTTCCAAATTTTGTTGTCATACGAATAACAAACATTAAATCCATTAAAATTATTTTGATAATATTTCATATCTTTAAAATCATAGATTATCTTTTT